GGTACGTCAGTGGGTGGTGATTACTATGTGACTGGCGGCAACGTAGATCAATCCACGCAGACCAGCACCGCAACGTCTTCAACAACCAGTAATGAAACAACGACTACAAGCACAACCACCACCAACACGGATAGCAATAACGTGACTGAGTATGTAACCAACGAGTATGTAACCACGGAAGGTACTAACGTAAGCCTAGAGGATATTCAGGCGCTATTGGCTAACAACCTGGAGGTCACTGTTCTGATTGACGGTGAGGCTGTTGAGGTTGAGCAGTGTGAAGACGGTGGCCTAACGTTTGGCGGCGACACTTGCTCTTGAGGTAATAGATTATGGGTTTGGTAGCAAAAGCTTTAGAAGAAGTCGCGGCCCTTGTTAGGAAGGGGCTTTCCGAAGACGTAGCCGAGCGAGTTGTGGACGGAGCTATTTCTGAAGAAAAAGGCTTGCAAATAATGGAGCGAAGAAACAACCGCCAAGCCCTAAGAGATGAGGCAAACCGTTTAAGGTTTGGCGATCCCGATACGTCTTACAGAGGCGATCACCGAGCGCCAGATGCAGACTATGGTGCGCCACTGCACGACCTAACCCAGATGATTCCCGATGATATATATAGCTCACAAGGAAAGCGGCTTTACGGTCTTGGAAGAAGTGATGTAGATGACGAGGCGTTTGACGTTCTTAACGCTGTGCGCGGTCAGCCAGATGCGGAAGTAACAATGTACCGGGCAGTCCCGGAAGATGCACCAGACTCAATACTGGACGGCGATTGGGTTACGACTAGCGAAGAATATGCACGGATGCATGGCGAGAACACACTTAATAATGAGTACAAGATATTAACCGAACCCACGTATGCAAGGCGCTTGCAGTCTGAGGGCTATCCGTATGAATTTGGTTATATGGAGAAGGGCAGCGCAACGCCCGGCGGTTTAGCCGCAGCAGGCAGCACAGCGCTAATAGCCTCATTGCTGGCTGAAGACTCTAAGGCTGGGGTCGGCGGACATATTGCTAAAGAGGTGGCAGACCTCGTTCGGCTTGGCTTCCCTGAATCCACTGCCACCAAGATCGCGTCTGGTGAGCTTCCTATGGATACAGCCAGCAGGATGCAGCGGGCCGAAGAGCAGGGGTATTCTCCTGATGTGGTTTATAGGGGTATTGGCAGAGATTATGATCCTGATAAGGCGGGTCATTATCAAATGTTTACAAGCAGCAGTCAGGATGCGGCTGAGTATGGCGATAATGTTATTGAGGCCCGATTAAACCTCGGGGACAGTATTGAGGTTGATGGCAGGGGCAGGAATTTTAATAATATTTACGTTGGCGACTTGCCAAGTAATTTATTTGACCGCCTTCATGGAAGCGAAAGAGAGTCCCTGATAGCTAGAACAGATGATTTAGCTCACGCTGCTAATAAGGCTGGCAATGATTCACTTATTATAAAAAACATTTACGACAAGGCAGACAACGAAATACCCAAGCGTCCAAGTCCCAACACTGATAGCCGAATGCCAGATATAGAGCTTTTGAGGGGGCTTGGGATAGAGGTAGATGCGACTCCAGCAAAAAGCGGCGGCTCATTTGTTGACACAAAAAACTATGATCCCGTTGATGTTAGTGTTGTTTTTGACCCATCAAGGGTTAGGTCGGCTGATGCCGCTTTTGATCCAGATTACAAAGGCTCAAACATACTAGGCGAGTACGCACTACCGGCAGGCAGCACAGCGCTAATGGCCTCGTTACTAGCTGCACCCGAAGAGGCAGAGGCTGGCATAACCGCAGGCAGTGAGTCCAATGCCGTCACAGAGGCCACAAGCCGTATTGTGAACCACATGTTAGACAACGTAACCGAAGTCACAGACTTACTTGAAATCCCTCAGCGGGGCATTCAGGGGTTGCTGCGGGCAGGGTATGGGCTTATGCAAGGGGACGGCCTAGACGCCTCACTAAATGCAGGCGCTGATGTGGTTAATCAGGGTGTTGAAGAAACGGCCAAGCAAGCCGGGGATGCCATGCTAGAGAAGACTGGCAACCCGGAGTTGGCAGCTATGGCCTATACCGCCGTCATGCTAGGCAGTCCGCTTTAATTCCACTTAGGCGTTACACGCTCCAGCCAACGCGAGGGTGCGTCCACCTGTCTTCGTACTGACAGGTCAAACAGTATTACTATTGGCTCATTGAGATTATCGGCCATATTTTGTGCGGCCCGCAGTGCAATGCTTACGTCTTCAGAGTCCCAGGTGGGTATGTACTTATTTACGCTGGCGTTCATGTCATTCCTTTAAGGCAAATCTAAGGCAAAATGAATGACAAACAAAGGGCTTTATAGTCTCCAATAACACCGTATAAGTTATTAAAATCAATGACTTAGCTATAGCATAAACAAGTTCGAGTCCCGTCCGCTCCGCCATTTTATCCCTTCAATTGTCGTTTAACTTCAGTAACTTACAAATTCCAAATGTAATTTAAGGCAAGATTTAAGGCAACTTGCGCTCGAGTGGTGTGTCAAAAATCTGCTGGTCGGCATACGCTTCAATGTACTCAGAATAGATACGCAAAAACATTTCTACGCTATGACCCATTTGCTTCGCTGCGGCGGCTGGGTTGACATTAGCGGACAGCAGTTCAGCAGCCCGAGTGTGTCGGCAAACGTAGGGTATCCGATACGCAATACCCGTAACGTCATGGGCTTGCTTCCACGCATCAGCCACCAACTTGCTGTCCAACATGGCTGTGCCTTTGGTGTTCAAGAACATGTGACCGCCTGCAAACCGTGACGGCAATTCATTAATCAGTACACGCACCCAAGAGGGTACGACCACAGCCCGGCTCTCGTCGTTCTTCAATGTGTCTAGCTTCCGCCTGGTCATTGAGCGTTCAAGGTGTAGGCGCTCACCGTCCCAGTCACCCCACTGCAAACCCAGCACTTCACCCGTCCGCAATCCAGCGCCAAACATAATGGCAAAGAACACCCGAGCTTGACCGTCCAATGCACCTAACAACGCCTCACGTTCTTCAGGCTTATAGCGCTCCACCTTGGGCCTCTGCTGCTTTCTAAGCCGTATGGATGAGCAAGGGTTAGGGCTAATCTCTGCGTGGTCTAGGACGCCTTTAAGCACCAACAGGGCGTTACGCTTCGTTTTGTTCTTAACGTCACGCTCGGCCAATATGCGTTTAATAACTCTGGCATTAATCACGTTGAGCTTGGTGTGTTCAAGCGGGGGCATCCACCAACTATTCAACAAATTGGCATAAGACATTGAGGTGCTGCGCTTAACATCAACCGTGTTCAGCCAGTCCTGTGCAGCCTCGCCAAAGGTGGCAAATGAAAGGACAGCGCCATTACTGACTAACTCAATAATTTGATTGCGGCGCTTTACGCAAGCGGTGATGTGAGCTTTGTCACAGGGGCCTTCGTGTTCTTCTGAGTAGGACTTTCCGTTGACCGTGACACGGATTCGGATACCAGAGTTTTGTTTGCTGAGTCCTGTCGGAAGCCTTCGCTTAACCATTTCTCTGCCTCATCCTTTTTAACCAATGTGGTCTTGCCAACTACAACGTAATGTACACCACGTTGCCAGTAGTTGTTTTTCTGCCATGACTTAACGGTGCTTTCAGGCACCCCCAGTTCATCGCAAAATGATTTCCTGCTAATCAGGTTCATACATAAAGCTCCAAAAAGTCCCCGCCTGGAGTCTCCCAACAGAGGCGGGGCAAAGGGTTTATTCTTGCTCTTCGCTGGCTTCCAAGGTGGCTATGTGCTGACTTGCCACGTTGAATATAGTGATTGCCATTGACCGCCAGTCGATAGCAACGCCAGTCTTCTCAGCTTCAATCGCATTACCAATCATTTGATTGAGCGTAATCTGTTCGGCTGGATCGTCCATGTTGTTCTCCATTAAAAGGGTATGTCTTCGGGTGCAGCCATAGGCTCAGGAGCGGCTACAGGCTTAGGGGCGGGTGCTGCATCGGGATGCCACATTTGAAAATAGAGGTCGCCCTCTTGACTTTCCTTCAAGTCAAACCACAGCGTCTTACCTTGTGTGCCGTCTTTATTTAAGATTGGGTTTTTGTCTTGATCAATGGCGTCAGTGCATCGCCCATTCGCTATGCACTCTTCAGCAAAAGCCTGAAACTCAGGGAGGTTTACAACAACCCGATTCCTTGCGTACTTGGGATCTTTTGGTGCTATGGTTTTCATGCCTTGTATTTTTACTCTACCCATTTTTTACTTCCTTCAGTTGTAGTGTTTCCACCAGTTCACCCCGAAACGGCTCTAAGTCCGCAGTGGGCATTAATGATTTAAAGGCTTTGGCGTAGCTGATAGAGCCTTTGCGTGTGGTCTTTTGAACGCGGTAGTTGAGGCCAACCACATCACGTTCTTGGGCATACTCAAACATCAAGCCTTTAAGGTGCTTTGCTGACATTTCAGCACTCGCCAACTTCTTCATTACCGCCTCATACTGGCCTTCAAGAATCAGCCAGTCAGAATCTTGGCTAAGGTCGGCAATGTCGGGGGTATCTTCCAAGTCTTTAAGGAACTGAACCCAGCCGTCACAGATAGCCTCGCGCAACTCAAGATCAGGCAGATACCATTGGTGACAGCTTTCAGCCTCATTGCTTGCCATGAACAAGCACTGGTCTGCGCCACTCACTAATAACTGCTGTTCCATTTGAATGCGGTGCTGGATAGGTATCTGTCCTGCATCAACAGCCGCCTGAATCTTTTGGTTCCACGTTTTGTGTTCCCACAATACGGTGTGTTCCATGTCGATACCGTCAAAGGACGCCGACAAGCGGCCCTGAATTGCGTCAGGCAGGCCGTTGCCGTCATACACTCCCGACATGGGGGCTAAGTCTTCGCCTGCTATCTCGCAGGCAAAGGGAAGCGCACGGGCCTCTAGCTCATGGCCCTTGGCAAACAGCATCGCTTGATAGCTGCTGATGTTCTTCTCTTTGCCCCAGTTGCGAATGAACGAATCTCTAGAGCCATAGCCTTCGCCCATCATTTCAGGTGCCTGGGAGGCGGTTAGGTGGGTGGCTCTGAACAGGTGCCATTCAGGAGTTCCTTGATCGAGGTCAACTATCTTCATTTTACGGCCTCCATTTCATCTAAAAGAACCATGCACTTGTTGCCAATCTCCACTGCCGCAGCATTTGCCCTGTCATGGGCAGTCGTTGGGACTATGAAAGCAACGTCATCAACAAGCGGTTTAGGGTGTCCGTTCCAATATCGGCGCGAACACGTTTGATAGAAGTAGTGACAGACGCTCGTGTATTCCATTTTCATACGCTCGGCGTGTTGCTGTGCGGCATCCCACTTTGACAGGCAAAAATCATATTCTTCAGAAGGCCCACCCATAGCAGATAAGCAGACAAAAGAAAGCGCAAGAATCAATGCTTTCATGCCGCCACCTCTGGTTCATTCTCTCGCAGCAGCTTTTCCAAATCGGCGCTAATGGTGTACTTGCGCTTCCAGTGGGCGATAGCTTTATCCGCAGTGCCGCGTCCAGCTTGTATAGCCTCTATGACCTTCTCAACAGCGTCTTGTGGAACGTTGGGTTTTACCTTGGGCTGTCTAATGGCAGGGGCGGGTGGTGTGCTGTGCTTGCTGTCTTCACCGTCCAAGTCGGCTTGGGCCACCCCGGTCATTGCAGCCAATCCATAGCGGCGAAGATAGGTGGTTGCAGAGCCAATGCCTTGGCCGTCCATTTTGGCAGGGACGCAGCTTGCCTCGCTGCTAATACTGCCGCCACCTGCATGTGCCAGTACCGTAGTCACGGTCACCATAGAGCCGTCAAATGCTGTACCCTGAATGACAGCAATGCCATTTTTTGAGAGCGCAGGTTTAACGGTGTCGAGGATAGACGCCAGGTCAGCGTAGTCAGATTTAAAGTGCGGGTTCTTAGAGTTCTTTGCCGCGTTGACAATCTCGCCCTGAGCCTTGGCTAAAGCGCCATATAGCTCCGCGTTTCCAGTTTCAGTGTGCATAGTTACTCCCTTCAAGAATCTCACCCAGATAATGCTGGGCCTCTTCAGCGGCCTCTTCGGTCGCCAGTTCCAGTGCGGCAGTCAGTTGCGTGTGGTTAGCGGCAAAAGTGATCTCACTCACAGCGCTCTCCACAAACACATTCCACTCGCCATTTCTTCGTACAGCGGTCGTGTTAAACCGCAGTCGATCAACTGAGCTTTTCGACAACATCAGACATGCCTCCAATTATGTGCCGCAACATATCCCCGGCACGTTGGTCAAACTTATGGTGGTCACGGGCATCCATAGCTTCCAAAGCGCTAACAATGTAATTGCTAACCACCTCTTCGCTAACGTCCCATTGTTCAAGCGTGGTGCCTGCGAATATGCCGTCATTAATCATTGACTCGACACAGGACTTTGGAGACTCGTCGCAGTAATCAATCAGCTTTTGCAGCTTCGTTCTGTCTTGTTCTGGTTGCATAGCATTCCCTTTTTCTTTGCGTTGCAATGTCATACAAAGCGGACGATAAAGGGCTTTAACGGGTCTTTGCAAGTGTTTACATACAAATGTGTACAGCGATGCTACATGTGGTTAGTATGGCGGGGACGGCATAGGGTATGGCGTCAATAGATACAGACGTCCGAACATATAGTCGGATACTGTGTTTCAGTCAACCAAGGAGAGGTGTGGGTAGATGGGTTCAGTGGTACAGGATTTAATTAAGTTGAACAGCGAAATGAGTGCAGCAGGAAAGGTAGCAATGCTTGAAGCTCTCAGCGCCGTTCAGTCGCACGGTCAGCAAGCAACGCAACCAACCGCAACAAATCCTGCTGAGGTAGACGCCGAGACAAATCGCCAATCAGACGGCGTAAGTCATCGGGAGCCATAGCCTCCAACTGCTGCTCTACGTCGATTAGATCATCGGGGGGAACGATAAAGTTCTCTGCCAATGACGGGTCTATGTCGTAAGGACTGACGCCCAGGTACTTAGCAAAGCGGCTAATCGCATTCGCATTTAGGGGTATTCGCCCCAGCATATACTGGCCTGCTGTGCCGACTGTCCAGCCTAACGCTTTAGCCATGTCTCTCTGGGTAACGCCTTCACGTTCTTTCTTTGCCAGCCATAAGCTGTGGATACGTGCGGCAATCTTTTGCTCCTTTCTCGGTGAGCTTCCGTCTGTTTGTAATGGTCATCCTTCAGTACCTGTTGATGTAGGGGTCGCTTATAGCATTGCGATACATGCGCTGACAACCTGTTGATTTATACAGGCGTGGCAATGCGATACAGAAAAAGGTTGCAATGAAATACGAAGGGGGATTAAGATCGGGTCGAGTCAATGGTGCGCTAACACCGATTGAGACCGTGAGAGTTGCCAGAAGAGAAAGAACAGTACACACGACCCAGCGTCATTATACTGTATCCGACACTTCCAGCAACACCTAACAAACTCATACACCATTGACCTCTCTATCAGTCGTCGGGGAAACCACGGCAGGGCTGATTGAAGCGCGGTTACTGTGGGATGTGTTCGCAGCCGCAAGGGGACTCGAAAGGTGGAACCCCGAACACTCAGGCGCAGATTAGCCTGATTAAGTTGCCACCGAACTCATAGCTACTGCGGTGTATGAGTGACCTAACTGCCGATGTGACGGTGACGGGTGAGAGAGAGTGAACCTAGGCGAATTCTCTCCTAAGTTCCTCTCTAACCTATCAACCAATGCTCTGGCTCTGGGTGAGTTTTAAAACACTTTGAAGGGAAATTATATGCACGAAAATATTAGTCAAATTGATATTAATAAATTGCAACCGCACCCACAAAACCCAAGGCTTTCACTGCGACAAGATGTAGTTGATGCTTTGATTATAAATATTGGCAAAAACTTTGACCCGGCACACGCGCTTTTGGTGCGCGAAACTGCCAGCGGTTATGAGGTTTTAAGCGGCCACCACAGGCTAGAGGCCGCAAAACGTAACGGCCTTGAATCTGTCCCATGTTGGGTTAGGGATATGAATGATGACGAGGCTTACATGGCCTTAGTCACCAGCAACAGCCAAGGTGAGTTATCGCCATTAGAGATTGGCTTTCACGCACTAAATTGCGTTGCCTTGTCTGCTGGTGGCAGGGGGCAAAAAGGCGGCTTGTCTGCCTATGCCGAGCGGGTGGGGAAGTCGCAACCGTTTATTTCGCAACTGGTCAAGGCGGCAGAGGTTGCAAAAGGTATAAGCGGGCTTATGGGTTTAGAGACAAAAACCCAGCACCTAAACGCCATTCACTCTTTGCCCGAATCCTGCTGGCCCGAGGCTGTTCAGTTCATGCTTGATAAGGGGTGGTCAAAGGAAGAAACACAAAAGCGGGTAAAAGATTCAGAGGCGTCTACGGAAAAGCGGCGCATTGCGTTGTTTGTTGGCAAGACCAGCCAGCGCGAGTTAAAGCGCATGGATGATTTGCGGCAGCAAGTGGCGCAAAACATTGAGTACGAAGACCTAAAAGCCGAATGGCTAGACTGGCTAAACGTAAACGATCCAACTGACATTAAAGAATTTCAAGCCCAGCGGATCGAAATAGAGGAGCGGGTGTTAGAGAGGCGAGAGGCTGAAGAGGAAGCGGCCAAAGCACAGAGGGAGATAACACTGCCGCAATTAGTTTTAGCTGACCCGCCCTGGCGTTATGACTTTGCCCAATCTGATTCCCGTCAAATCGAGAATCAATATCCAAGCGCTACAGTTGACGAGATTATTGATCACTCACCCGAGACTCACCACGACTGCGTTTTGTTCATGTGGGCAACGGTAGCAAAGCTGCAAGAGGCTTTCGAGGTTATGCAGGGTTGGGGCTTTGAATATAAAACCCACGCCGTATGGGACAAGCAAAAAATAGGTATGGGTTACTGGTTTAGGGGGCAGCATGAATTGCTGTTAGTGGGTACAAAGGGGCAGGCGTCACCACCAGAGGAAGCCAATCGAGTAAGCAGCGTTTTTAGTGAGGGGCGCGGCAAGCACAGCAAAAAGCCTGAGTGCGTTTATCAGTGGCTGGACACTGCATTCCCAAATATTAACAAGCTAGAGATGTATTGCCGCGAGTCAAGGCAAGGTTGGGTTGTGTTTGGTAATGAATCGGGGGTGGCGTAATGGGGTCAGTACATGATTTTAGGGACAGTCTTGAGTTTTCTCACGCAGTCGGGGAAGAACCGTTTTGGGAGTCGTTATATAGACAGTGGTTCCCAACCATGCAGGGCATGCACAGCCATGATCAAAACGGCGATCACCAGAAGGCTGGGATTGATCGCACTATTATATTGAGAAATTCAAAGCAAATTACGATTGATGAAAAGGTAAGGCGCAAAGATTATGGCGATATTTTGCTTGAATTTTGGAGCAATAAAGAAAAAAAGATAGAAGGTTGGGTAGCTAAGGATTTGCTCTGTGATTATGTCGCCTATGTAATTAGGCCCGCTAAACAGGGTTATCTTTTGCCAGTCCCACAATTAAGGGCCGCGTGGCGCAAGCACCATGTTGAATGGCTTAAAAAGTATGAGCGGATAAACTGCAAAAACAAAAATTATACGACTGAATCGGTAGCCGTACCGCCTGATGTTGTGTTTGCGGCAATGAACAGCGCTTCACAAGGCGGCTTTGAATAATGGGCTTTTTATTGGGCGGGCAATTTGCGTCTTTTTTATTAACTGTGAATAATGGCAATGCTATGCGGAGGGGTACAGCATGATTATATTTGTAATGGTTTGTTATACCTGGTGGGCGATTGAGCGGGAGCGCGAATACCGCAGGATGCTGCCACCACGCCGTCTAGCGCCTTTCTCAACGGAGGGTGTGCAATGACAGTCGAAGAGCAGATTAAGGCGCTGACAGCGCGAGTCGAGGAACTGGAGGCCCAGTCCAGTAAGAAGCGGGGCAAGTTATTCAAGCCGCCCACACCGCAGGAGGTAGAAGATCATGCCGCTAGCCGGGGCTTAATCATCGACGCTAACGCCTTCATTGATTTCTATGAGTCTAAGGGCTGGAAGGTTGGCACGGCCAAAATGAAGTGCTGGAAGTCATCGGCTAATAACTGGATTCGCAATCAAGCGAAGTTTGAGAAGCCCAACGCCGTCACCCTAGCCAACAAGAACTCCAAGCTGGTCACTGATGACACGATGGGGTGGTTGGAATGAACGCTAAAGAGATGGACGATTGCTTACATGCACTGGGTCAGACCTATGCGTTTTACGGCAAAGAGTTAGACAGCTTGCAGGTGGGATTCTGGCGGCAGTTTTTCAACGGTAAGAATCCACACCACGCGCTCACAGCCATAAAGAACTACGCCATTTCTGGCCGTTATGCACCTAAGCCCAAAGACTTGCTGGAGGAATACCAGAAGCTTAAAGACGCTGACACGGTTGAGCGTAGCTATGTCACGCCAGCTTTAGCGGCTCCCAAATGCCCGGCAGACGTTAGTTTGGGGTGGCGTTATTGGCTGCCTCGGTTTTATGGCAATGACGTTGGTGGCCTTATGGGAAAGGTAGACAAGGTTACAGAGGAGCAGGCTGAACACCTGTTGTTTGTTGTCAACAAAGAGGCCAAGGCCCAAGGGCTGATTGAGGCCATACCCGAGGCGTTCAGATTGGAGGCCGTATGGGGAAAAGCCTGCTGAGGAAGAAGGTGAAGCAGAGCAGGGCATGGGACGCGGATGACCACATGACACGAAAAGAGGTCGCTGAGTCCTTAAACCTAACCTATGGGCAAGTTAAGCGGGCAGAAACCACTGGCCTAAACAAGCTTTATGAAAACAAGACAATGAGGGCATGGGCTGATGAGCGGTGAAGCTTGGACAGTTAAGGATTCAGACACGTTGCAGCATTTTGTGGCTTATGTGACGGCTAGATACGAGCAGGGCATTACGTACAGCATTCAGAGGCCCAACCGCACGGGCAAACAAAACAACGCCATACACGCCTGTCTGCGGCGTCTAGCGAGGTCATTGAATGACGCAGGTTATGGGGTGGCCCATCCATTAAAGCCTGAGCTTGAGATTCCCTACAGCGAGAGCAGCGTTAAAGAGCTTTTGCTGAAGCCCATTATTAGCGCCCTCTATGACGTTGACAGCACCAGCAAGCTCGACACTGAGCAGGTGAGCAAGGTCATGGGTCTGATGCTTAACCGCGTTGCAGAGCTTACAGGGGTGGTTGAGGAGTTTATTTTGGGGGAACTCAGCCATGAATAATCAGCATTGGTGTGTCTGCGGCGCACCGTATCGCCTTCACAATGTCGTGAGGGCTGCGGGTGAGACAAATGGCGGGCTGATGCTGACTAGCCGCTGGTGGTGGATATGCCACACCTGCTTTAGCTTCGAGGCGCATCATGGGGGGGATTAAGCGAACAGCCGCAGACGCGCATTTTAGTAACGCCGTTAGAAGTCGTGACAGGTGGACATGTCAGCGTTGCCGCAAGAGCTATGAGCATTCCACCCAGGGGCTAGACTGCGCTCATATTGTAGGACGTAGAGGGGCCAGTACGCGCTACGACTTACACAATGCATTGAGCCTTTGTTTTACATGTCATCGGTGGTTTGACGGCGAGATACTAGAGGCTGGCGACTGGTTTTGTCAGACATTCGGTGAGGCCCGTAAGGACTATCTACTAGAGCGTAAGAACTGGGTCGTTAAGAACAACGACAAGCTACGCAATGCGGTATCCGCGCATTACCGGCAAGAGCTTCAGGCTTTAAAGGACGACCCACTGCATAAGATCAACAACTTCGACATAGTACCGTTCAAAAAATAAGGGGCCATATCAGCCCCTTAATCGCGTTCTAAGCAACGGTCACTGATCGCTATCGTACTCATACCCAGACGCACTCAACGCGCTAATAATGGCGTTCTCGACGTAAGGGGGCTAGCTTGCCGGGCTTTGCGGCCTTGATTGCCATGCTCTTTAGCTGTTTGGTGACTCTGATGGTGATAACGGCGTCCCGCGTGACTCGTTTCTCTGCGTTGAGGTTGCGGGCCAGGGACTGGTATTTCCCATCTGTCCGGCAAGGCTCAGTCTCTTCACTAGGGGTATCTACTACCTCATCAACGAGGGTAGGTGTATCAATCCCCAGGGCCGCTAAACGGGCCTTGAGCTGTGCGTGGTCAGTAAGTGCCATATCGCTTTCCTTAAAGTGTGGGTGCTAAGTACACGTAGACGGCTATTGAAAAAAAGAATGCGAAAATCATTACCTCGCCAAAGTATTTAGACAGCGCACCCAACAGGCTGTTTAGCGTGACAAGGGCTGCGGGCAATAGGGCGAGGGCGATAATGCCGATAAATAGGGTTGTCATATCGTTCTCCTAGTGACTGGAAGCCCTCCAGCGGGGTGGGTCATGTGAATTAACAACCCATAAGGTGGATACTGAACTGTTTTGTATGACACTGCAAGGGTTATGGGTCAGATATTGCAAGATAATTAGGTGCTTGCCGGGTGGTTATTGAGTGGGTATTGGGTGGCTATGAGGGCGGCTTGAGGGGTGGCTAGGAAGGCTATCCTGGGGGTGTGTTGCTGGTTGATGGGGGTAGGGTCGGTGGGTATCGTAATCGGCCTGAAAGCCTTTGGTGGTGCCATTTCGCATGTGTCCGGCAAAGACCTGTCTTTACCCAACGTATAAGGGGACAGTAATAAGGAAGTAAGTCAAGAAGGTAAGGGGATAAGTATAAAGGGGGAATGATTAAGCAAAGGCCATTAAGGGCTAATGACAGCATTGCGGGTTATTGGTGTATAGTGGCGAAATAAGGGATTAACACCGTTCTGAAATAGGGATTGGTTATGTGCAGGAAATTGGGGAGAAATGGGGGGGGAATCTACGCTCGCGGGCGCGCTCAAGTTTCGCCGGGAGGGGGCCAACCGATGCCTCTTCCCTCACCTTATGCCTTCCCCAAACCACCCTGTTTTTTGGCCCATAATGTCAAGCCACCCAACCATAATGTTTGCGTAACATGATAACTCCAACCAAATCAAACACTTACGGAAATGTAACATTGCGCATAATGGGTAAAATGTTAAATTCCAGAATGGAACCAACTAAATCGAACAAAAGAAAAAGCAAACAAAAACCCGAAACCCAACCACCCCCCCCGGGCTGTTTGAAGTCGATGCCGCAGATGGGGTTTAGACCCCCCTCAAAAATTTTGAAATGGAGGAAACATGCCTAGAGGATGCAAACCCGGCCAGAAGCACTCAGGCCACTTCAGTAAAGGCTTTGACCCGCGCCGTAATACCAAGGGCCAGTATTTGCAGCGTGAGCGTGCGACTGTTGAGCAGAAGTTCCGTGAGCATACGGAGACGGCTCTGAAGGCGTTGTTAGCGGTGTTGGAGGATAAGGACGCGCCGCATAAGGACATTGTGACGGCGGCTAACAGTTTGTTGGATAGGGCGCATGGTAAGGCGGTGGATAGGATACAGGTGGCTAATCTGGGAAATGATGTGGGTAATACGGCCTCATTAACCCGTGATGAGCTAATGGCGCGTTTGACCCAGCAATATACGGAGCCTGTTAGTGATCTTGAGGATGCCGATGAAGACGCTGATTACGCGGTCAAAGAGGATGACGATATTGAAGAGGCTGATTACGAAGAAATAGGTGAAGAAGTTAAGTATGGATGATCCCGATCTCTCTTATTTAACCGATGTTGAGCGTCAGTTTTATGAGGTTGAACACGCGTTATCCAGCCTAGAGTTGTTTCGTCAGTATATGGCGGCCTCTGATCACAATGACTTTGTATTTCCGCATCAGGAGCATCATCGGGTTGTGGCGCATCACTTAGAGCGTGTGGCTCGGGGTGAGATTAAGCGCTTGATGGTGTGCTTACCCCCAGGTGCCGCGAAATCAACCATTGTGTCTATTCAGTTTGCGACATGGTGGTGGGCAATGAATCCTGAACACCATATTTTGCGCTGTTCGGCCACGCAGTCGTTGGCTGAGAAGTTTGCGCGGCGTTGTCGTGCGGCGATTCAAACCGAGCAGTTTCGGATATTAAGTAGTACGACGATTGACCCCTCTAACCAATCGGTAAGCTCTTTTTCTAATTTGAAGGCGGGGACGATGACGGCGGCGGGCGTGGGTACGTCGATTGTGGGCCTGCGCTCTAATCTGTCGATCCTTGATGACCCTGTTAGCTCGTTTGAGGCGGTGCATAGTGAAACACAGCGACAGGCAGCGTTGGATTGGTATCGGACGGAGTATCGCAGCCGATTAATTCCTGGCTCACCTGAGATTATCGTAACGACCCGCTGGCATACCGATGATATTCCTGGGGCTATCTTGAAATCTGAAGAGGCTGAGACATGGGAGGTGGTGCGGATTCCGATGGAGGCTGACAGCGCTGATGACCCAATTGGCCGTGAGATAGGTGAGCGTTTATGGCCTGAATGGTTTACGGATCAGATGGTGTCTGAGGCGAAGCGTGATCCTGAGCGCTGGGCGGGCATGTACCAGCAAAAGCCGCTGACCAGTGAGGGTGATTGGCTGAACCCTGATGACATTGAGATTGTGGATAAGGCACCGCAGATGAACCTTTATGGCGGTTTGGATATTGCGATGACCGAGGGCCGTGGTGACTTCTCTGTGTGCGTGATTGGTGGGATACACAACGGGGATTTGTATTTGGTGGATATGTGGCGTGATCGCGTCACCCCCGACAATATCGTGACTAACCTGATTCGGCTGCATCAAACGTGGAATATGATCGAGGTGCTGATTGATGATGATGTGGGCGCCAAGGTCTTTAAGAACCTGGCGCATAAGATACTGAGGGAGCAGGGAGCGCTGGTGCCTTTGAATGGAATGCCAACACGGGGCCAGAATAAGGAACTGAGAGCGGCGGCTTTTCGGGGATTGGCGAAAATGGGCGGCGTGAAGATGGTGCGCGGCAACTGGAATACCGAATTATTGCGTGAGATTAGCGAGTTTCCGTTTGGCGACCATGACGACATTGTTGACTGCCTTTCTTTGCTGGGCCGAAGGGCCGCTAGCATGGGTGAGAAAAATGTCAATGCTATAAACGAGAAAAAGGCAATGGAATGTGCGATTATCCGCAAAGATGGTGGTCTTTATACCCGCGAAGCGCTGGGTGACATGTGGAACACACCCCAAAGGCGGGGCAGACAGAGGATTTAGGTATGGATTCAGGTATTGAGTCGCAGGTTGTTTACGAAATGAACCCCGAAGGTGAAAAAACACCTCAGCAATGGGCGCAGCATTGGCAAAAAGAGATTGCTGCGGCGGGTAAGCGTCTAAGGGACTTTCAATCCAAGGGTAATAAGGTGGTTGACCGCTATTTGGATGAGCGCCGCTCTGATGGTGGCCCGCAAAGCCGTTTAAACCTGTTTTATACCAATGTCTCGACATTGCAGAGCATGTTGTTTGGCTCAACGCCCCGTGTGGACGTTTCAAGGGCGCACCAAGACCCTGATGACGATGTGGCGCGTGTTGCATCTAACCTTTTCCAGCGTTTGCTAGAGGCCGATTCAGAGCCGTCTGGTGAGGACTTGCCAAGCGTCTTAAAGGCCGCTTTGCAGGATCGTTTGCTGCCAGGACTCGGTATGGCGCGGGTTCGCTATACCTATGAGTCTGAGGTCGAGGTGGTGATTGACCCCATGACAGGCATGGAAATGGAAATGGAGAATATTACCAATGAGCGGGTGCCGATTGACTACGTTCACTGGCAGGACTTGCTGTGGGGCTGGTGTCGCACATGGGATGAGATGCCGTGGCTGGCATTTAGGAATTATATGACCAAATCCGAGATTGCCGAGCGGTTTGGCGAGGATTATGCGGGAAAACTTGAATACAAAAATCAAACGCCAACGGGCGAAAACGATTCGGAAGCGGATCAGGAAAGTTCAATCCAGAAAGCAGCGGTTTGGGAAATCTGGTGTAAGAAGTCCAAGAGCGTCTATTGGTGGTCAAAAGGCTGCGACACGGTGCTGGACAGTACACCCGATCCCCTCCAATTAACGGGGCTTTTGGCCTTCTCCGCGACCAATGGCCGCTAACCTAACCACCAACCTATTTCGCCCTGAAGCTGACTTTATCTTGGCGCAGGACTTATATAACGAGGTTGACGAGCTACAAACCCGTATTGCCATTATTACGGAGGCTGTGAAGGTTGTTGGGGTCTATGACGCCACGGCTGGGGCCAGTGTTGGCCGTATGCTACAGGAGGGTGTCGATAACGACATGATACCTGTGGATAACTGGGCTATGTTCAGTGAGAAAGGGGGTGTCAGGGGCGCGGTTGATTGGTTCCCTGTGGATACGGTTGTGGGTGTCTTACAGACATTGCAGGGTGTTCAGCAGGCTAAGGTGAGCCAGTTGTATGAGGTCACAGGACTGTCTGACATTATGCGCGGCGCTCAGACTGACCAGTATACGGCGGCGAGTACACAGGCCACTAAGGTCAAGATGGGGTCTATTCGTGTGCAGGCGCTGCAAGAAGAGTTTGCGCGGTTTGCCAGTGAGATTGAGCAGTTAAAGGCTGAGGTGATCGGTAAGCACTATACGCCGCAGTCTATCGTGACCCAATCCGCAGCCATGTATATGCCGCAAGTTGATGTGCAGTACGTTGAGCCTGCTATCCAGCTTATGAAGTCACCTGATTGCAAATGGCGCATTGAGATACGCCCCGAATCCATTGCGATGCAGGATTACGCGCAGGTAAAGCAGGAAAGGACTGAGTTCCTGATGGCGATGGCGCAGTTTGTTCAAAGCGCACAGGCGGCGGTGAAGGTTATGCCCGAGGCGCTACCGATTCTGATCGGCATGATTAAGTTCACCATGAGCGGCTTTAAGGGTGCGGCCTATCTTGAGGGCATGATGGATCAGGCGTTGGATTCTATTCAGCAGTCACAAGGTCAGCAGCAAGGTCAGCCCCAGCAGCCCTCACCTGAGCAGATGAAGGCTCAGATGGAGCAGCAGAAGATGCAGATGGAGATGCAGAAGGCGCAGATGGAGCTTCAGAAGATGCAAATGAAGGCCCAGGCTGATATGGCGCTTCAGCAGTCCAAGCTTCAGGGTGAGATGGCGAAGATTCAGGCCGATAGCCAAGCGGACATGACCAAAGAGCAGGTTGCGTCACAGAATAACTTGGCGGCGATTGCGGCCCAGATGAATGCCCGATTACAAGAGAGTCAGGCACAGTTAGCGGCTGATTTAGAGATAGAGCGGGCGCAGGCTGAATACGATGTAGCTTCACAGCAGATAGAGCATCAAAACAACATGACGGAGGCGGCACTCAATGCCCAAATATCGGCAGGTTCTCGATAAAGAGACAGGTAAGTATGAGTTGATTGAAGTGGGGGCTGCTGTCACGCGCAGTTCTCACGCTATCCACGGCGACATTGACGCTTTCAAGAGCGTTGTTGATGGCAGTGTGATTTCTGACCGCAAGCAATTGCGGGAACATAATTTGCGTAACGATGTTGTGCAAACTGCGGACTTGGGCGGTGTTTCGCCTAATGTCCGAACGAAGGCAGGTTGGTCACAGGAAGTTAAACAAGCGATTTATGAGCGAATCAATCAATTGGAGAGACAGCAATGAGTGAAGAAGACACAAGCTTAATGGATGAATTAACCGCCGCATGGGAGGAACACGAAGATGCCGAAATACATGAAGACGCGACAGATGAACCCGCAGGTGAACCCCTCGGCGTCTCAGAAGTTGTACAAGATACCGCAGGAGAACCCAGTCCCTTACAGCCAGTCGAAGGCGGCGAATCTGGAGAAATTAACAGTCAAGCAGGGCAAGGCCAAGCTAACGCGCCCACTCCCGTAGATGAGGCTCCCAAAGGTTTGTCTATTGGGATGCGCGAGAACTGGAAGAACCTAGACAGCCAAACCAAGGATGAGTTTAAGCGTTACGAAGAGCGTATAGGCGGCATGGCGCAGAAGTATGCCCATGATGCTCGACGCGCTCAGGCAATGGATAAGGTCATGCAGCCTTATAGCCAGTTGATGCAGATGAATGGCGGGCCTCAGAATATCTTGCCGGGGCTGTTGCAAACGGGTGCGGCGCTACAGACAGGCAACGAGGTTGAGCGGGCTAGGACAGTGGCTAGCTTGATTAGCCAGTTTCAAGTTAATCCTGCACAAGTTGCGGGCTTTCTGAAGGGTGAGAACCCGGAGCCTTCGCAGAATGAGCAGATGCAGCAAATGATTAACAAGCAAATGGCCCCGGTACATCAGCAGCTTCAGCACTACCAGCAGCGTGACCAGCAAATGCGCCAGCAAGGGCAGGAGCAGATAAAGGGGAAAATCCGCGAGTTCGCACAAGCCAATGAGTTTTACGGTGATTTGAGTGAAACAATGGCTGACATTATGGACATTGCGGCGCGCAATGGTCGGGAGATGGGATTGCAGGAGGCGTATGACGCCGCAGCATGGCAGCACCCGGAGATTCGCAAGGTGATGTTGGCGCGGCAGTCGCAGGGACAGGTACAGCAGCGCAAACGCGCAGCGAGTTCTATTCACGGCACTCCGGGCGGCGAGGGTTCAAATGCGGCACCAGCAGACCTCAGAAGTACATTAGAGCAGGCTTTTCAAACGGCTAATCGTATGTAATACTTCAAGTAATGCTCTATCACTCACAATGGTAGAGCTATAAATTTAAGAGGTCATTCACGGGACTTCTATCAGCCAAAGCCTCTCACGCGGCCAAGGTAACGAGTTGAATTTTCAGGCTTTTGATAGGAGAAACTACTATGGCCTTCGCAAATGTTAGCGACATCGTCGCAACCACCATTGAATCTCGCAGCAAATCCGTTGCGGATAACGTCACCAAAAACAACGCACTGCTTTCGCGTCTTGAGCAAAAAGGAAAGGTTAAGCCTTTTACTGGCGGCTCAAAGATCATGCAGGAGCTTTCTTTCGCGGAAAACTCTAACGCAGGTTACTACTCAGGTTATGACATTCTGCCCGTTGGCGTGAGTGACGTAATCTCTGCGGCTGAGTTCCAAATTAAGCAGGCAGCGGTTCCTGTTGTTATCTCAGGTCTTGAGATGCTTCAGAACAGCGGCAAAGAGGCGATGATTGACTTATTAGAGTCACGCATCACTGTTGCCGAGTCTACTTTGTCTAACCTGATCTCTTCAGGCTTGTACTCAGACGGTACGGGTTCTGCGGGTAAGGAAATCGACGGACTAGACGCAGCGGTTCCTGTTGACCCAACGACTGGCACGTATGGCGGCATTGATCGCGCTACGTGGACATTCTGGCGTTCTGCCACTGACACAGCCACGGCAATTAGTGCCTCAACTGTTCAGGGCGCAATGAATGCTATGTGGTCAACACTGGTACGCGGAACTGATCGCCCTGATTTGATCATGGTCGATAACACGTTCTGGGCTGCTTACATGGAAAGCTTGCAAGCTATCCAGCGCTTTACCAGTTCTGACTCTGCGGCTTTGGGCTTCCCTTCAGTGAAGTTCATGGATGCTGATGTTGTTCTTGACGGTGGTATTGGTGGCTACGCAGACGCGGGTACAGCTTACATGCTGAACACCAACTATCTGCACTACCGACCACACTCAAAGCGCAACATGGTGAATCTGTCGCCTAATAAGCGTTACGCCACCAACCAGGATGCTGAAGTTAGCATTTTGGCATGGGCTGGAAACTTAACCTCTTCAGGTTGTCAATTCCAAGGTCGTATCACTTCAGCGTAAGCATCAAGAGGGCTTCGGCCCTCTTATCTCTTTAAGGGGTCAGCATGGCATATTACATAGATGGTAGCGTGACACCCGCAGGCCCAAAGCTTGGGACTCTCACCGAGGGTTTAGGCTTTGACCTAGTAACCGTAGACACCGCAGCAGGGCGCTCAACTGGCGTAGACGTAAGCACTGAATACGTCTTTATGGGCCAGAGTGACAGCGACCAGCAGCCCGCAGCAACCAACGAGGTTATGCAAGTAAGGTTTGGCCCCGCAGATGCAACTAGCGCCTTTGATTTGGCCGCTGACGGCACGTTGACTTGCTTAAAAGCTGGCAACTACACGTTTACAGCCGTTTGCTGGTAGGCCGCACAGGTGGCTCTACGGGGGCAGCAGATATTTTTATCAGGGCCACCATTAACGGTGTTCAGACAGGCCCGACTGTGTTCGCCAAGGTCGCGGGTACAGACTTCGTATTTCCTGCAATCTTCAATTATCACCTCGACATGAATGCGGGTGACGCGTTGGTTGTTGAGCTTATTCGTGGCTCAAGTGGTGCTAACGAAGGCGGCATATTACGGCAATCACCAACACTGGCGGGCTGGGGTGAAGTCCCTTCTGCCTATATAGCGATTTCACAAACCACAGGCACGTTGATCTAACCAGGAGGCCACATGGCTAACTCACCTAATACTTACTTTGACCCTGCTGCAATTGTTGTCCGAGAAGGCGAAACAGTCCCCGCGATTGGCTTTGGCTTTAACGCTAACGGCGGCATGAACTATGGCTCTTGTCAGCCTGGCATCGGCATTGCGACTGATCAGCCCAACCTTACGGGTGACGCGAAATCAGTGGACGTTGCTGGATCAAGATGGCGCTGCACGTACTCCGCAAAACTCTCAGTACATTGGTGACGTAATGACGCCTGCACTGATTGTTGCTAACAGCGCTACGGGTGACGGCAATCCAACAGGAACACCTGCCGATGCAACGCTTGCAACCTTGGCGGCTGGATGGACTGGCGCAGCAGCACCTTAAACATTAATTCTCTGGAGGGAGAGACTTATGGAAGCTGATTTCGGCACAACAGACATGGCTATGGGCCAGAACGCTGGCGATGACACCTTAATGGTGCGTTTCTTTCTGCACCCCAGAGAGAACGCGGCAAAGAGCAAAGAATCGGGGCGTCCTATATTTGAAGAAATCCCATACGTCAGCATTAAGCAGCCCGGCCAAAAGGATAGTGAAGTTATTGCCCCAGTAAGGCAGAAGCATAAAGAGCGTTTCCCGAGGCATTGGGCGATGTTTGAGGCAAAGAAAGATCAAGACTATGTAAGCGGCACACCGCTTGAAGAATGGCCGGGGGTTACCCGCTCCGTGGCTGAAGAGCTAAAGCACTTCAACATTCGGACGGTTGAGCAGCTTGCAGGCATGAGTGATGCCAATGCCCAGAACATGATGGGTATTAACGGACTGAAGCAGAAGGCAAATGACTGGCTTGAATCAAGTGACAACCAAGCCTCTGCCATTGCACTGCGAGAGTCTACTGAGATGAATGAAATGCTGCTTAAAGCGCTGGAAGATATTAAGGCGCAGTACCAAGAGCAAGCAGAAGTAATCGCGCATTTGAAGGCGCAGTTAGCGGAGTAATGTATGGCCCGATTTGAGACCGCGAACGCACTGATTAACAGGGCTGCTGTTGAAGTCGGGCTGAACGCTGATAATGACCCCGTAGCGTCACCAGATGAAACCTATATCCAGATGCAGGCGCTATTGGATTCGTTGGGGCAGGAGCTGGTCAACCTATACGACTGGCCGATACTGGTTAGAACGCTGACGATAGACACCGAGGCCGATGATTCGGGCGTTTATGACTTGCCTGATGATTACGACCACATGATTAACCAGACCGCATGGGACATGAATAACACCGGTCCCTGTGACTGGCCCACTGTCACCGCAGCAATGGCAATACTTGGAAGGCACTAATCTTGTTAGCCAAAGCCTGTATGCGTCATTGCGTCAATTTGATAACAAGCTTGAGGTTTACCCGCAGCCAGCACCGCCAACCATTATTACGCTTGAGTATATCTCGCGTAACTGGGTAATGGAGCAGGGGCAGACTGTACCTAACCTTGACAGCGTTTCGACGGGTTCAGACTTCGTAATGTTTGACCCGTTGCTTGTAGTGAAAATGCTCAAGCTCAAGTATTTACAGGCCAAGGGATTACCCGCTCAAGACGCAGCAATGGAGTTTGACACCATGTTGCAGGCACGAATGTCTAAGGCGCAAGGCGCACCCATGTTAAACGCGGGCCGATCAATGCGCGGCTATCGTTACATCAACGGCTGGAATGCACCCGATACGGGTTACGGTGGTATGCACTGATGTATGCCCGTCAACGGACATTAAGCCGCTACGGTAAGGCCGCACAGCCAACGGCCCAGTCTATGACGGTTCCCGCTCCAGTCGGCGGCATTAATGCGTATGACTCTTTGATGCAGATGCCCCCTAATGACTGCATTTATGCCTACAACTTGATGCCAGTTGAGTACGGATTGAGATTGCGAAAAGGCTATGAGGAATGGGCAACAGGTTGCCTTGAAAGTCCCGATCGAGGCACTGGAGAAGTTCGGACGATTATCCCCTATGAATCTAACCTTAATGACGTTGTTAATGATCGGTTGTTTGCGGTCACTGATGAGGGCATTTGGGACGTTACAAGCAAAGGCGAAACAACACCCTCACAGGCTGCCACGTTTACAGAGCTAGGCGATGAGGCTGGCCGAGGCGTGTGGTGTGAGTATACGGGTGCTGCGGCTGATGCGCCTGTTGCTGGCGCTAGAGGTCATTATTTATTCTATGCTGATGGCCGTAATGGCATTTGGCAGTACACCGAAAGCTCAGGGCTGTGGACTCGCCCACCTGTCGGCACCGCAGAGACAGATTGGTATTACTTAGACCCATCAGACGGCACAACAAAGATTCCGTTCCCCATTGATAACGTTTGTTATGTCGTGGTGTTTAAGCAGCGTATCTGGGTGATTCTGGAGAATGATGACGATGCCTATTATCTACCTGTCGCCTCCATTTCTGGCGAGCTTACGCGCTTTACATTTGGCTCAAAGCTTCCTCATGGCGGTGATCTGCGGGGTTTATGGACTTGGACTCTTGATGGGGGTGCTGGTGTTGATGACTACTTTGTTGCTATTTCACGCGGCGGGGACGTTGTTATCTACCAGGGTGAAGACCCCGAACTCGACTTTGCTACGCGGGGTGCGTGGTTTATAGGTGAGGTTCCTGAGTCACGCCGCATTGTGATGGAGTTTGGTGCCGACTTATTTATGTTGAGTACGCTTGGGATTACATCGGCTAAAGCGTTGTTATCGGGTGCGCCTGTTGCTATGACGGCCCCCTCATCACCCTCTGCAAAGATCAACCGATTCTTGCGGCAAGACATTGTGAGCGGCAAAGACTTGGCCCAATGGCAGCTAACCATAAACCCGTCTGATGGTTTTATGCAGATAGTAACGCCAGCCCCAGCGAATACACCGTTTGTTCAATACCTAATGAACTTGAACACGGGTGCCTGGGGAATGTGGGAAGGCGTACCGATGACGTGCGGCTACTCAAGTAGCGGCCAGTTTTTCATGGGTGCCTCAGAGTCATATAAACGCGGCACGGTGTTTCATTATGACGGCGTGTTAGACGGCACCAAGTTGCCGAGCGCGTCATTCTTTACCCCTATTGCGGGCAATGATCCGCAGCGGTATTGGAGCCAGCGGGCTGTTGGCGCGAATGATTACACCTGTTCGCCTGATCGGTTCGGCACAAGCCCCGCCATATATACCATCGACACGGGTGTAACGGCAGAGGTCGGCAAGGTGTATCAAGTCTCTTACACCGTGGCTAATGCAGGACTTGATGAGAAGTGTGCTGTGATTTATGGCACTGACTCTTACATTGACCACTTAGCTGTGGGTGACGGCGCGTATGTGTCAACGATTACCGCAACGCAAGCCACATCAACAGTTCAGCTTATTGCAGTGATTGACGGCAACGCACAATTTAACGGGCGCATTACTGACATAAAAGTCTATGAGGCTGGCAAGCAAGGCGAGGGCATTGAGTTCAGGGCGCTTACGTCATTTCAGAGTCTTGGCGAACACGCCCGATTAAAGCGGGTGGGTATTGCCAGAACTATTGGAGTGCTTGCAGGTACAGCCAGCTTTAACGTCCAAGCCGTTTATGACTACAAAATTGAAACGTCTGTTGAGCGGCCAAATTCGTCACCCGAGGTGGGCCTGAATACATGGGACTCAGCGGTATGGGACTCAGCGACATGGGACTTTGATATTGAAGGCAAATCATTCCCTGTTGGCGTGTTAGGCATGGGTCGTGCCGTTGCGGTGGGTATTCGTGGCGATGCGACAACGCGCATTAACATTGTTGGCTGGGACATGCTACTAACAATGGGGGGTTATCTATGAGATTTCATTCCCTGTCGCATGAGCATGAATGGCAGTGGTTTAAAGACCGCACCCACACCATCAAGTGTGAAGACGCTCAAGGTCTTGTGGTTTACGACAACAACAACGACATACAAGCCATGTGCGTTGCCGACAGCTTCACGGGTAATAGCTGCAACGTTCACTTTGCTATTGAGAATCCGATGGTACTTCGACATGGGTTCTTTGAAGAAGTTGCAGAACATACTTTTCACCGCAATGAGTGCAAACAGATATTTGGCTTGGTGCCTAGCAATAACAAGAAGGCGCTGAAGCTTGATAAGCACATTGGATTTTCTGAGATTGCACGGATTCCAGACGCCATTGCTGACGGCGTTGACACTGTAGTTATGCGGCTAAAGAAAGCGGATTGTCGTTGGCTACGCGAAGAATTAAGAGAGGCTAGTTAAAATGGCTGTAGGTAGAGATGTTGTGGGTGCTGATGGCTTAACTAATGCCGAGCGATATGCGAAGAGGCTGGCTGACGAGAAGGCTAGACAGGCTGCTTTTAGGGCGCAGCAGGACGCTCAGAAAGCAGCAGCGGCACAGCAAGAAGCGCCCACTGTTCGGCAAGAGCTTGAAAGGCAGTTTTCAGCGCAAGACGGATTAACGTTTGGCGGTAGTTCTGGTGTTGGTGAGTTAGAGGCTCAAAGACAGGCAGAAACGCAACGACAGGCAGCGGCAGCAGCAGAAGCTCAAAGACAGGCACAACTAGAAGCGCAGCGTCAAGCTGAGGCCCAAGCAGCAGCAGAAGCCCAAAGACAGGCGCAGCTAGAAGCTCAAAGACAAGCAGAAGTACAGGCACAGGCCGAAGCACAGCGTCAAGCAGAAGCACAGAGGCAAGCACAGGCACAGGCCCAAAAGGAAGCGGAAGAGTTGAGTGTCCGTGAAGAGCTGGAGCGTCAAGTGGCTGCACAAGAGGCTGCTGCTGCTGAGGCAGTGACGCCACTACAGCAGTTATATGCTGACGGGAATACGAAGGGGCAGCAAAGAGAGCAGGCAGCAAGTGATTACTATAGTATGTCTGACGGCCAGCGGTCGGCGCTTGAGGGGTACTATGACCGAGGCATTCTTGACCCAGAAACCAACCTCTTCAGCGAAGAGTTTTTAGCCAACCCAGACAATAACGATTCTTTGTATCAAATGTTTACGGGAGGCTTTGGATTAGGCGATAACGACCTTCACCGTTCGCTTATGTCGCAGGCGCAGGCAGGTTGGACGACACAGAATCAGGCCGCCAATCCTTACGATGCAGCAGCCAATGACGGGCTGACACTTGGGGGCGGTTCTAATGCTGGTGACTATGTACAAACTACGCCTGAGTATATTCCACCTCCACCACCACCGCCCCCAGCGGGTAATCCTGGAGGGATGTTTAGCTCCCTAACTGGAATAATTAATGGAACGGTGAGACCTCCAGTCGATACTACGCCTGTGGTTGAGTCGCCAACGGATAAGACACCACCTGCACCAGAGCCACCACCGCCTGTGGTTATCGTTGAGACACCACCTACAACTACAGATTGGGATGACCCCTATCAGGGTGTTGGCCCTAATGAGCCGCTGGATGATCCAGAGAACCCGCCAGCAGGTTACGAAGGCGGCTATGACTGGAATTGGGAAGACTTCCAAATGGGTGCGCCAAGCCTTGATGGCGGCGGGGGCTATGACCCCAATGACTATGCGTTTGATCGCTATGTGCCAGGTCAAGAATCGCCTTGGGGTATTCCAGAGGTAGAGGGCGGTAACAAGGACTTCTACCGCAATCAGTTCGTTAATCTTTTACGTGACGAGCAGAATTTCCAAAACAATCAAGATAAATCAAGGCAACAACGCTGGCTGACGGACATAGTTCAAAGCGGCGGGAGCAAGCCAGATTCAATCTCTGACGAGCGGTGGGCTGCGGAGCAAGAGCGATTAGCCCCTGCAAAAATGGATTGGTCTTGGATTGATGGCGGTCTGCCTGAAGTCGCTGTTTCTGGCGAGGACGACTATCAATATAACGATGGCTTTGCTGGTTTGAATAACCTTGATGCTTTGACGCAATTGAGGGAAGGCGGCGATATATCTAAAACAACGTATGACTGGTTTAGAAACAACTGGGAAGCTGGTGACGTTGACCCCTCATCGACAAGCTGGTGGACGGGAAACAATGATTACAACCAGCTTTCAAGCTTAGGTAATGCGGCCAGTAACAAGTATTACCAAGAAGTCGCGGACGGCCTTTATCAGAACATGGGCGGTTCTATTGAGGGTGTTGCATCAGGATACGCCGCACCCGTTGCGGGCTATGACCCCAAGCGAAGGCAAGACGGAGCAGCCTCGATGTTTTACAACCCCATAACAAGTCAGTGGGTAACGGGCGCAGGATTGCCTAGCGGCACAACAGGCGGCGCTGGCGGCAATCAGAGCAAGAAATAGGAGATAGACATGGGCGGCAAATCATCACCAGATTATTCAGGCGCGGCGGCAGCACAGGGCGAAGCTAACCGTGAGGTTGTTCGCGACCAGACTTTTGCTAACCGCCCTGATCAGTTCACACCTTGGGGCGCGACAACATGGACGCCTTATCAATCTACTGACCCGTCAACTGGCGAAGCGGTAACTTCATGGTCACAAACCCAGAGCCTAACGCCTGAACTTCAGGATATTCTGAATAAGCAAGTTGCGATTCAGTCAGGGCGGTCTGATGTGGCGGGTGCGCTAACGGGTCGAATGGGTGCGGAGTTCACGCAGCCTATGGACTGGAGCGGTCTTAATCCTATGGGTGAGGTTCCAACCCAGCAGTACACCATACCCGAGGAAATCCAAAGGAATGTTGATTACTCAGACATTCCAATGCCAAACGCGCCTGGTCAACAGACAAGCTTGAATACGGATGGATTGACAGGCATTAATGGCCCGCAGCAGCAAACCAATCTTGATTACTCTGGCATTGGTGGTGTTGGTAATGGGTCTGACTACAGGGCTAGGGCAGAACAATCTATTTACGATAAAGGCGCGTCTAGGCTGGGTGATCAATTTGAAGCCCGCCGTGAGCAGATGGAGATTAAGCTAAGAAACCAAGGCTTGCGTCCAGGCGATGCAGCTTATGAGGCACAGGTTCAATCCGTAAATCAGCAAGAGACTGACGCCTACGGCCAGCTACAAAATGACGCCATCATGGGTGGCATGTCTGAGGCTAATCAAGCTTTTAACCAAGACGTAACTCGACGCGGCATGTATACGGGAGAGCGTGACAGGCAAGCGCAATTCTCTAATGACGCCAACGCTAACTTGTTTAACATGCAATCAGGTCTGAGAGGCCAGATGTTCGGTGAGCGTGAATCGCAAGGACAGTTCACTAACAGCGCGGCACAAAACCTTTACGGAATGCAGTCAGACTTGCGGAACATGTACACAGGTGAGCGGGACAGAAACGCTGCCTTCTACAACGCAGCAGGACAGCAGGCTTACGACCAGTCCAGAGGCGCTAACCAACAGAACTATCAGCAGGCAATGGCGGGCAGTCAGTACGCCAACCAGATACGCCAGCAGCAGATCACTGAGGCTATGACTAAGCGCGGATTTAGTCTTAATGAGATTAACGGATTGCTTAGTGGTCAGCAGGTTAATACGCCGCAGATGCCTAGCTTCCAAGGCGCAAGCGCTGCACAGGCTGCACCTGTTTATCAGGCTGCTGTCGATCAGGGTAACTATAACGCAGGTATGTCACCGTGGAATGCCGTGCTAGGCGCAGCGGGTACGTTAGGCGGGGCATACCTTGGCAACCCGTCAGCATTCGGTGGGTAATTAGGAGCAAGCAATGAGTTATTTAGGCAACCTTAATCCATACATGACGCAGAGCAATTACGCTGAAGAAATGCGTAAGCGCAACCAAATGCTGACTGGCCCCAAGCCTGCACCGCAAATGTCGATGAATCCTGTCGCACCGGAGTCAATGCCCGATATGTCGCCTAACACAAAGTTAAGTCGGCAAGAGCAACTAGCCAACATGATCCGCAATTCAAATCAAGATATGACCGCTGATGACAATGCTTTGGATTATCAGCGAGATTATGCCAGGGGATTACTAGCCACCAAAGACGCAGGGCCAAGGCAACTGGGTAACGTGGTTGTAAACAATCCTTGGGAGGGATTGTCTGTTGGTCTGAGTCGCGGGCTTGGCGGGTACATGATGGGCAAAGCTGCGGAGAAAGATAAAGAATTACAGGTTAGGCGGGATGAGATTGCCGATTCTAAAACAGACCTTGCGGCGTTTACGCTGGGCAATCAGCTTGATCAACAGGATACGGAAAACACTATTGCCTACGCTGGGTTGGCGGACTCGCTAAGAAAGACGAGAGACGATAAGAGTAAAGATTTAACTAACTGGGAAAAGGAAGGCCGCAGGGACTTCACAAAATTGACCGGGGGATTTAGAGAAGTTGATGATGCTTTTGGGAAAATAATTGCAGCCAGCGACATTGAGCAACAAACACCGCAAACGCAAATGTCTTTAATCTTTAGCTATATGAAAATGCTTGATCCGGGTTCAACAGTAAGAGAGGGAGAGTTTGCAACAGCAGAGCAGACAACGGGGATACCGGGCATGGTTAAGAATGCCTATAACCGAGCATTAGCTGGAGAGTTTTTGGGAGAAGATCAAATCCTTGGGTTTAGAAATGCCGCAGGCGATATTTACAAGAACTCGTTGAATGCGTTTGACGCAGACTTGGCTTATTACACGGGCTTGGCAGAAGATCAGGGCGCAGACCCCACGCGTGTAGTTCGTGACTTAGCAAGGTTTAGAAACTTTGGGGAAGAGACACCGCCGCCAGTAGAGCTTGTGAGGCCGAATAGCGTAGACCAAGAAACTTGGGACAGGGCAGACGATGATCAGAAGCTGCAATTTATGGAGCTAGCAGCAAATGGCGGTGGCGTATGAGCCTATCAGAAGAAGAGTTTAATCAGGTTTTAGCTCAGATTTCAGCAACACAAACCGCCGCTCAAAAGCAACAGGAAGATCAATCGGCAAAATACTTACCCGCAAGCTCTAACAAGGTAATAGAGCCTTTATTAGCTATGGTTACTAGCAGCCTTGCAGATATTCCTGCGGGCTATGCGGGTCTTGGCCGTGCATTATTTTCAGGGGCCGATGCAGGGGTTGAAACGCTTAGGAGTGTTCAGGATGCGCTAACGTATAAGCCGCAAACCGCTTATGGCAGGGAGGGCGTTGAAGAACTGGCAAACGCTCCCGCAGTTAAGTGGCTAAATGATGCGGTTGAAACCGTTAGGACAACTTCGGGTGATTTTGGTTACGAAGTCACTGGCGGTTCACCGTTGGCGGGCGCTATAGCAACAGTTGTCCCCGAGGGCGTTCTTGAGCTTGCGGGGGTAGGTTTAGGTCGCAGGCTAATGCCTAAAGATCAGTTCTTTGATGCTAATGGCCTTCCGTCTGAAGCGCTGGCGCAGGAGTTGCGAAAGCTTGGTATTGATTTCGACGACCTATCAACTGAGGCTAGGGCGTTAATACCTAACTCACCTCCGGGCAGGATAGGCGGCAGAGATAATGCGGCAAGAGGGGCGTTAATGCCTGCTGCTGCGGCACAAGTAAAAACGGGTAATGAGCCAACCTTGGCGGGATCATCACCCGAAGTTGCGTCCACGAAGATGGGGCTTGGTGAGCCTGCGTTATTGCCATACCCCAACGCGCAGAAAGCCGCTGACCTAATGGAAGACCCCGGCCTGATTCAAATGATTAAGACGGCCACGCCAGAGACTAGGGCGGCAATGCTTGAGATGCTTGATATTAGACGGCGCACCCAAGGCAACGCTAGGGCGTCCCAGTCTATACGCAGCACTGATGTATCAGGTGGCGCGGTTGTTGATCGCATTGAGTACCTTGCGGAAATTGCAGGGCAGAACAGATCGCGCCTTGATGAGATTGCCAGCAACGAATTGGCGGGCGTACAGACAAACGTGGCTCCTGTTGCTGAGGCGTATTTTGAACTGCTTAATAAGTCACGGGTCAGGCTAAACGATGACGGCTCATTTAACTTTGAAGACTCTATATTTAAGCCAGCCCCCGGCGCTCAAAGCATTCTAAATAGAATGAATGACGTTTTAAGCAAAGACACTGTTGATGCGGGTGAGTTGCATATTATGAAGCGGCAGCTTGACGAACTAATTGCTGAGACTAAAGGCAAGGCAGGCGCAACAGGCAATGCGGGTTCATTCTTAGCCAGAATGCGGGCAGAGATTAACGCGGCCATTAGGTCTATCAATCCCGAATATGCGGCGGTTAATGACGAGCTATCTCAAACGCTTACGGTGTTTGATGATCTTAATAACGCAGTGGGTTCGAAGATTGATATTTTTGACGTAACGGCAGACCAGAAGCTAGGGCAGGAGCTACGAAAGTTATTTAGCAATTATGGCTCCCGTGTCGATATAGGCCAATCCATTAGAGAGCTTGAGAATGTTGCCACATTGCAGGGCGCTGAATTTGGGTCTAGCGCTGGAGACTTGGCGAAGCTAGCCAGCAGTCTGAACAGGCGTCTAGGGGATGAGGCCGAGGGAAGCTTACGCGGGATCATTCAAAGCTCAAGCAATCCCAGAGGAACGCTGGGTTATGACGCGGCAGATATTGTGTTAGAGAGTGCAGCGCCCGGAGGCGGTGTAATGCTAAACAAGATCAAAAAAATGTTTAAAGAAGACGGCGCAACAAATGCAGAAATAATGAGTGCGCTAGAGACATTGATTAAAGAATTAGGAACTGGGGAGTAAGTAATGCCAAGAGATACAGCCGGGAACTACACACTACCAGCGGGCAACCCTGTCGCGTCTGGTGAGATTATCTCAGCAAGCTGGGCTAACTCCACGATGAATGATTTGGGTCAATCCCTCAGTGCCAGCTTAGACCGTTATGGTCGTGGCGGCATGTTGGCCCCATTCCAATTTACGGACGGTACTGAGTCGGCCCCAGGTGCAACGTGGAGCAACGAGCCAACAACAGGCTTATATCGGGCAGCCTATGGTGATTTACGCTTTACGCTCACGGGTACGGACGTTCAGCGTTGGACAAGTGCAAACGCTTATCTGTGGCGTAACAGCCAGTGGGAGGAAATACTTACTCAGGCAGGTGGCGGCGGCGATACCACTATTAACAACTTGGTGGTTACGGGTAGCTTTACTTCCCCCGGCATCGACGACAACGCTACGTCCACGGCTATCACGATTGATTCCAATGAGAACGTTGGCATCGGTACGAACGCTCCTTCAGCTTTTGGAGGAAAGGTCGTAACTGTAGGCTCTCAGACAACAGGCGGATCTACTTACGGCGTCTACTCTAACAATGCTATCAACCAGTTCTTAAAGATAGGAATCAATGGAGATCAGGCAGAGATAACGTGGGACGACGGAGACTTCCTTGCTTTAGGAACTAGACCCGATAGCGCGTCTACAGCTTCCTTGACAGAATACATGCGTATCACCAGCACAGGAAACGTGGGTATCAATGAGCCAAGCCCCTCGACAAACTTACAAGTATCTAGCCCGACTGGAGGCAATGCTTACCTAGAAGTTGCTCGTAAGAACTCTAACGCATCAGCGGTTCGTATTGCTGCTGAGAATGGGCTAACCGGTCTGTATTCTCAAGGCGATGAGCCTCTATGGTTCGGGGTAAACAGCACTGAGCGTATGCGTATCGACTCCACAGGAAACGTTGGCATTAACCAGCTTAATCCTCAAGAGAAGCTAGACGTTATTGGTACGGGTTCGTTTACCGGCATGAAGATAGGCGGTAACGGTACTGATATAAACAGCACGTTCCTTGGCGCAAACTCGATAATGACGTTTAGGAACAATGGCGTCGAGCATATGCGTATCGACTCCTCAGGAAACGTGGGCATTGGAGAGACAGCTCCAAGCAGTAGCTATGTCGTTAAGTTTGCTCATGTTACAGACCCTACGTCTGCTGGCTACTTATGTGAGAACTCTACTGCCAAGTGGTCAACGTATGTAAACACATCGGGCGCGTACGACATTCGTAACGAGACCTCTGGAAACCTTGCAATGCGTATCGACGCCTCAGGAAACGTGGGCATTGGTACGGACGCCCCAGCACAGCTTCTCTCTGTGGGTGACAGTGATGTTGTCTCTACTAACTACATAAGAATGAACCAACGGACACCTACAGCAGCAGCAACTTACGGCGGGTTAGAGTTTTTCTACGACAACACGGCTGGAATTACAGGCGTCAACGCTGCTATACGTTACGCCTCTGGTGCAGCAAGAAACGATGGAGAGCTGACTTTCTACACAGGGTCTAGCGGTTCGACTTCTGAAGCCATGCGTATCAGCTCCTCAGGAAAGGTTGGTATTGGAGTAAATAATCCTACTAGGGTTCTTCAAACAGATGGTACGCAAGTAGACTTCTCAAGGAATGGAAGGACGATAGAGTTAAACCCAAACGCTGGCAACGCTAATACGCACTCGACCATTCTGGTTGATTCGGGCATGGGTCTGAGTGTAGACATCCAAGGATTCGGCGAAGCCATGCGTGTCTCCAACGGAGGGAACTTGCTGGTTGGTGCTACTTCGCCAGCTCAAGTAACCAGCGGATCTGTCAACGGTTGTTATTTAAGCGGTTCAGCAGACACCTCTTTCTCAAGAAGCACTACTAACAACCGAGGGCAAATAGCTTTCTATAACCCCAATGGTTTAGTTGGACAGATTACAACATCTGGCAACACAACAAATTACGCAGAGCAGTCAGACGAACGCCTAAAGGAGAACGTTGTAGACGCACCTGCTGGCAACATCGACAGCATCAAGGTTCGTTCATTCGACTGGAAGAGTGACGGTGAACATCAGGAGTACGGATTCATAGCTCAAGAGCTTGAGACTGTAGCACCCTATGCTGTATCTAAGGGCGAGACTGATGAGGACATGTGGGCTGTTGACTACAGCAAGCTAGTCCCAATGCTGGTTAAAGAAATCCAAGACTTAAAGGCCGAAGTAGCGGCACTCAAAGGGGCATAAACTTAATGGTGGGCGGGGGCCAACGCTAGTCCCTTCACTAGCGCCTCGTCCGCCACCATCGAAGGGGATTATTATGAAACACTTACTACTTTTACCACTGTTTGTTTTGGGAGCCTGTACCAGTGTTGAGGACAAGACAGCGTACAGACAAGCGCAGATTGACATGGTTCGTCAGCAGCAACAAAGCCGAGAAGCCATTGCCACCCAGCGGGAGCAAGCCGAAGCCGAGAAGTGGAAACACGCAGCGGCGATTGTAGCGGCCAACCCTGAGTCAGCAGATGCCTTTGCAGTCGCTATGGCGGTCAGTGTAGTGACCAACAACAACGAAGCTGATGCCCCTGTGGTGACATTGCAGCGTGAATCTAACGAGGCGCTTGAAGTTGTTAAAGCCGTAGCCCCCAGCCTGATTAACGTACTGGGGACAGTCGGCACAGTTGCCTTGAATGCTGATGTGGCGAAGACGCAGAGCCGCAATAACGCAGCGGTACAGATTAACGATAGTCAGCAGGATGCTAGAATTGTGGAGGCCGTGGCAGGCTTAGGTGTGGCGGCAAGTTCCC